CGCGCACGCTGGGCGATTCGGTTTCACGGTAGCGCCGCGCCAAACTGGGCAAAATCCCTTCAAAACTGTGGTTGCGGACGATTTTGTCGCCCTTGTCGTTGAAATAGTAAAAGTCGATTTTTTCCTTGCCGCTGCCGTGCAGGATGATTTTTTGCAGATTTTCCGGCAGTTCGCCAAAAGGCATATTGAGGCCAAAACCGTAATGTTCGGCCAGCGAACTTAATACTTGGAAGTAATAAAAATTGCGCTTATCCCAACCGCGAATAGCGCCGTCTTCTAAAGAACGTTCGGGATTGACCAGTTTTTTCGGGTCAAAAAACAATTTAACGCCCAAACCATCACAGGTCGGGCAAGCGCCGGCGGGATTGTTAAAGGAAAACAGCTTGGGTTCCAGCTCGCCAATCGAATAGCCGCAGGTCGGGCAGGCAAAACGCGCGGAAAAAGTGATGGGCGAGCCTTCCTCGCCTTCCATCGGCACAATCAGCGCGATGCCACCTGCGAGTTTCAGCGCCGTTTCAAAGGATTCGGCGAGGCGCTGCGCGAGGTCTTCACGTACCTTAAAGCGGTCTACTACGACATCCACGCTGTGCTTTTGCAGCTTATTGAGCTTGGGCAGTTCGTCCAATTCGTACAGCTTGCCGTCGATACGCGCACGCACAAACCCCTGCCCGCGCAACTGTTCAAACAACGCCAAATGCTCGCCCTTGCGTTCGCGCACCACCGGCGCAAGCAGCATCAGCCGCTGGCCTTCTGGCAATGCCAGCACTTGGTCAACCATCTGTCTAACGGTTTGCGCCTCAAGCGGCAAATCGTGCTCGGGGCAGCGCGGAATGCCGGTTCGCGCATAGAGCAGGCGCAGGTAGTCGTAAATCTCAGTGATGGTGCCGACGGTCGAACGCGGGTTGTGTGAGGTGGATTTCTGTTCGATGGAAATCGCCGGTGACAGCCCGTCGATACTGTCCACATCGGGCTTTTGCATCATCGACAAAAACTGCCGCGCATAAGCCGAAAGCGACTCAACATAACGCCGCTGCCCTTCGGCATAGAGCGTGTCAAAGGCGAGCGAAGATTTGCCGGAACCGGACAGGCCGGTAATCACAATCAACTTATCGCGCGGCAGGTCGAGGTCGATATTGTGCAGATTATGGGTCCGCGCCCCACGCACCAAAATTTTATCTACAGCCATCACAGCCCAACAGGCAAAACACAAAAGGGGCGCAGTATAAGGTGCGGGCAGCCGCGCAGCCAGTGCACATGCGCCTCCCTCTCCCATCAATGGGAGAGGGAAGTAAAAGTAGTGCACGGTCTAATCTCCCCTCGCCCGCTTGCGGGAGAGGGGCGGGGGAGAGGGTGGCCCAGCAGGCAGGGACTACAGGTAAGTCACCATGAACTATTGCACCGAAACAGACTTAATCGAGCAGTACGGCGAGGCGGCGTTAGTCACCCTGACCGACCGCACAAACAAGCCGCAAACCACGCTGGACAGCGCGGTGATTACCCGCGTCATTGCGGACGCGAGCGACGAGATTAACCTCTATCTGGAAGGCCGCTACGGCCTGCCGCTGCCCGCTGTGCCGCGTGTGTTAAAGCGTATTGCCTGCAAACTGGCCTTTGCCAGCCTGCATGTGCATCCCAAAGAAGGCAAAGACCATCCGGCGCTGCTGGCCGCCGCCAGCGAGCGGCAAGTGCTGATGGCAATTGCCAAAGGCACCTTGAGCCTCGGACTAAGCCAGAGCGGCAAGGTAGTCAAAGCCGCCGACACGGTACAAATCAGTTCCGGCCGCAACGACTTCGGGATGCGCTACTGATGGACGACTACCTGTTTTTGCAGCCTTTGTTAATCGAGCGCGTTAAAAGCCAAGTGCCCGGCCTTGCCCATATCGGCAGCGCCTCATCACTGGCCGAAGCGCAGGACAACACCGCCGCCAGCCCGTCGGTATGGATTATCTATCTGGGCGAGGACATCACCGACGGCGCACGCGCCAAACATCCGGTCAAACAGCATTGGGCGGCGCTATTAACGCTGGCTTATCCCAAAGCGGGGCAAGCTGGACCACTGCTCGGCCAACTGATTAACGCCTTAACCGGCTGGACACCGGCAGCCACCGGACAGCCGGCTGAAAAAGCCTGCTCGCCTCTGGAACGCACCAGTACCCGCCTGCCGGTCGTGTTTGAAAACGACTGGCTGATAGCCCCGCTGCTATTTACCGCCCGCTTTTTCTGGCCAAGGGGATAACCCATGAGTACTCAAAAACCACCCTCTCCCCCAGCCCCTCTCCCGCACGCGGGCGAGGGGAGCAAGCCACCCTTTCCCGCAGCAGAGAAGCCGCTGGTCTCCCCTCTCCCACGCAGTGGGAGAGGGGCCGGGGGAGAGGGTGCGGCGGGTCACATCCAAGTGACCGTACAAACCGACACCCATATCCACCAAAGCAAACCCTGCCAAGCCGGACAAGTGATTGCAGTCACCCGCACCGAGGCACAGTTTTTATTACGCGCAGGGGTTATCCAAAAAATCCCTGCTTCCTTAAATAAGGAGAAACAACATGGCTGATACCTACTTCTACGGCCAAGGCAAGGTCGAGGCCGCGCCGATTGTGAACGGCGTGATGGGCAAATACCGCTTTATCGGCGACGTATCGGCGTTGTCGGTTGCGCTGGCGGTCGAGAGCGTCGAACACAAAGAAAGCTACAGCGGGCAAAAAGCGCTGGTTAGACGTTTCCCCATCGGTAAAACCGCGACCCTTAATATGACGCTGCGCAGTATCGAGACCGACAATCTGGCACTGGTCTTGTACGGCAAGCCGGTCATCACGCCCGCCGGTACGGTCACGGGCGAGGATTTGGGCACGATTGCGGCAGGCGATACCGTGCGTCTGGCACAAATCGGCGTAAGCAGCTTGGTCATTACCGACAGTGCCGGTACACCGCAAACGATTGACCCGTCCCACTACGAACTCTTGGATAACGGCCATTACGGCGAGGTCTTGTTTAACAGCCTGCCGACCACGCCCGCGCCGGTGTTCCCGCTCAAAGCCGCCTACCAGTACGCGCCGAAAAACGCCGTGGGGATGTTTACCTCGCCGCAACCGACCGTCGCCATTCGCTACAAAGCGCTCAACCTCGCCGAAGGCAACGCGCCGGTGCTGATTGAACTGTACAAAGTCGCCACCGACCCGCTGGCCGAACTGCCGCTAATCAGCGACGGCACGGAAGTGGCGGGGCTTTCCATTACCGGCGGCATTCTTTTGGACAGCAGCAAACCGGCCTCCGGCCTGTTGGGTCAATTCGGCCATATCACGCAACTGGCGTAAGGGGATAAATGATGAGCACCGTAACCGCCGACCGACCCTCTCCCCTAGCCCCTCTCCCACCAGTGGGCGAGGGGGGCAAAACCCGTGCAGGGACTAACTCTCCTCGCCCGCTTGCGGGGGAGAGGGCAGGCGATGACCTCAATATTCTGTTCCCCGAACGCCAGCTAACCGTAGGCGGGCGCACGTTGACCATCCGCGAGTACAGCTTTAAACAAAGCCTGCAACTGAACGACCAGCTACAGCCGTTAATCACGGCCATCAGCGGCCTGATTGAAGGCGAGGCCATGCCGGAACTGTCCGCCGTCATCAGCACTTTTGCCAAACAGCACGAGCGCCTGATTGAACTGGTCGCCGTTGCGGCAGGTTGCGATGTGGCGTTTGTTGAAAACCTAAACCAGCAAGAAGGCCAGCAACTGCTGTTGCTCTGGTGGGACATTAACGCCCCTTTTTTGATTGGCTCTGCCGTGCTCGCCCTGCAAGCGTCGGCAGCGGCCAAGGCAGCGATAGCGGGCAACGCTGGGGCAGCGTCTTTGCCCGCTTAATCGCAGCAGGGCACAGGGCGGGCGAGCTAGGCGATTACAGCATGCGGCAAATCATCCTCTACTTTGAGCAGACGCAGCGCTTGACCTTGGCACAACGCGCCGCGCTCTGTCTGGACATGGCGCACGCGCACGCAGGCGGCAAGCCCGCGCAGCAACATATCAAGGCGTTAGAGGACTTTGCCCGTGGCGAGTAACGATTTAGAACTGCAACTACGCATTCAGGCCGACCTACGCGCCGCGCTCGAAGAACTTAAGCGCTTTAAAAATGGCTTGGACAACCAAACCGACAGCGCCCGCCGTGCACAGGGCGCAATGGGCGGTTTGGCCGGTAGCGTAAAAACCTTAATTGGCGCATGGGCAACGCTGGCGACCGTTAAGACGATTATCCGTATCGCCGATGACTACGGGCAAATGGCCGCGCGGATTAAGCTCGCCACCGATAGCACCGAAGAATACCAGTACGTCCAAGACCGCCTGCTGCAATCGACCAAAAACACCTACCGCAGCTTAAAAGAAGCGCAAGATCTTTATATCCAGACGGCGGACGCGCTGCGCAGCCTGAACTACAGCACCGGCGATGCGCTGGACGTTAGCGAAAGTTTAAGCCTGCTCTTTGTCACCAACGCCACCAGTGCCGAGCGTGCCAGCAGTGCAATTAACGCTTTCTCAAAAAGCCTGCAAACCGGCAAAGTGGACGCGCAAAGCTGGCAAAGTATGCTTTTGGCAACCCCTACACTGGTTGACGCGATTGCCGAAAGCACCGGCCAATCGGCGCAAGCTGTCCGCCAGCTAGGCGCATCCGGCAAACTCGCGCTAACCGATTTAACCGAGGGACTGCGCAAATCCTTAGAAGCCAACAACCAAGCCGCCGAAAGCATGAAAACCAGCGTAGCGGACGGCTTTACCCGCGTCGGCACATCGGTCAGCACGTTGATTGGCACATTGGACGAAGGCACCGGCGCAACCGACCTGCTCGCCAAAAAACTCACCCAACTGGCCGACTGGTTAGGCAGTGACGCACTGGCCGAAAGCCTGTTAAGTACCTTTGACCTGTGGCAAATCGCTTTTGAGCAAACCGGCGACGCGCTGGCCGATTTGCAAGCGGACTTTGGCGATTTTGGCGAGGCAGGCAGTGATGCTATCGCCTTTATCGGCAAAGCGCTAAAAGACCTGCCGCGCAACGTCAAAACGATGACCGAAATCCTCACCGTTGAAGCGGCGGCCTTGATTGACCGGCGCGTATCGGCGGAAAAGTCGGCCATTAAAGCCATTGTCGGCTTTTATAAGGACGGCACTGTCGGCCTAAAAAAAGCATGGGCAGAGTTTCAGCGCGAGCAGGCGGCGATTGGCGAGGCGCGGTTTGGCAGCATTGAGGCCAGCCTTGGCGAGCACGAAAACGCCGAAACCGAGTACGAAAAACGCAAACGCCAGCGCGAAGAAGAACGGGCAAGGCGCAAAGCCGAATACGACCAGCGGCAGCAAGAATTACTGGCGCTGCGTAACCAGCCGCGCAATCTCAATACCGGCGGCGCAGGCGATGAAGATAACGGCGGGCAAAAACGCCAAGATGAATTAGAACGCTACGTACAAGGGCTGGAAAAACAAGCCGCTGCCTTGGGCAAAACCCGCGCCGAAGTCTTAGCGTTAGAGATTGCCGAAAAAGGCTTAACCGGCACGCTTAAAGAACGCGCCAATGCCGCACAGGCACTTTTAGCTGCCGAACACCAAAAGCAGCAGGATGACCGAAACGCCCGCACCAACGCCGACTTACAGGCGCAGCTATTACGTGCACAGGGCAAGGAAACCGAAGCCGCGCTGGCCGAGCTAAGAACCCGCATTGC